CTGCCGCCCGACCTCGTCGAAGGACTGGCCGACCTTGTAGTCGATAAAACTCAAGAAGGCGTTGGTTTCATCAGGCAACACCACCGGTACCGCGCCGGGGTCATCGACGGCGGCCTCGACCTCGCTGCGGATTTGGAGTCGCCCCTTGCGCATCATCACCCCGTCGCGCCGCACCAGGCCGTCAGCGCACAGGATGTCGCCCTCAAACGTCATGATCCGCGACGGCCGCAGCGCATGGCCGATCGATACGGAGCTGACCGCGGGCGAGCTCGTATTGACCGTGTTGTGCAGGTGCACGCGGAACTGCGCCAGGATGGCCACCGTGCCCACCGGGAAGGCCTGCCGATCAAAGGTGCCGTGTGAGAACGTGTAGCCCAGGTCCGTCCAGCTCGTCTGTGACGGGTCGGTCTTGTACTCGAGCGTCAGGTAGTTGTTGGTGTCGATCCTAGGCCCCGTGACGCCCCACGAGCGCAACGTCTTGCGCGAGGCGGCGTACGTGCCATTCCACAGCGGCAAGCGCACCCAGTCGTCGCCGACACAGTAACGGTAGACCGAGCACGCCAGCGGGTTGTAGACGCACGGGTTCAACACGCGAGCGATCGTGCCGTCGGAAAAGCCGATCAGCGTGAACGTGTGGCCGCCGGGCGCGCCGATGGCCGTGGTGAACATGCGCGACGGGTACTTGCCCGCCCAGCCGTCATTCAGGCTCCCGTTCCAGGCGTCGACGCGCTCCGCGTTGGCCAGCACGTTGGACAGCGTCTGGTAGGTGCTGAAGGTGCCCTGGGTGATGAACGCGCCGAACTTCAGCAGGTACGACGTGCTGGTATCGGGGTTCCAGATGCCGGCCAGGCCGAACAGGTTGCCCACGCCGGCGAAGGTCGTGATCTGGCCGCGCACGGGCCCGTCGTAGTTCGGTAGTCGCTCAGGGCCGATCTCCTGCATGCTCAGGTCGGTACCGACGCGCGACAGGTTGGTGCCGTAACCGAAGTAGAGGTCGTTGATGAACTGCCCGCGGCACTTGCCGTTGCGCGCGTTCGGCGCGAATTGCAAAAACGGGAAGAGCGGGTGGTCGTCGCCGGCCTGGTCGAGGGTGTACAGGCCGTCGGTCTTGGCGATGACGAGCACGCCGCCAGCGGTGGCCATCAGCGAGGTGATGGGCGAGCTCATGTCGCCCACCTTGAAGATCAGCGCGGTGTAGTTCGCCTCGTTGGTCGGGTCGGCGTTGGTGTCGCACTTGCGCAACGTGTTGGTGTTGTCGGCCCACCACCACTCGCGCGCGATCCTGATGAACGCCAGCGCGCTGAAGGTGGTCATGGCGGTGAAGGCCGTGCCGTCGCTCGAGTACTGGGCGGGTATGCCGTTGCCGAAGCCGACCCATACCCGCGCGATGCCGTCGAAGTTGGAAGCGAAGACCACCGCCGCCACGATCGGGTTGGCGAACGTGTGCGTCATGGTCCAGGTATTGCTGCCCGGCGTGTACTTGAGGATCTGGGTGCCAGCTGCGGCGAACACGCTGCCGCCGAGCTCGAAGAAGTCGACCACCTCGCCGTTGCCGCCGCCCGTGGAGTCCAGGACCTCGGGCCCTTTGCACCACGGCCACACGCTGCAGTCCACGCCCATCGCCTCGCTATAGCGGTAGTCCTGCCACTTCTGCTGCGTGCGCAGGCCCAGCCCCATGCTCAGGCTTTCGTAGGGCTCCTCGCGATCAGCGATCGGCGACAGATTGGCGTAGCTGAAGTCCGGCGGATCGACGCTGGCGATGTCCTCGGCCTTGGACGACAGCAGCGCCGGCTGGCCAGGACCGGCCGAGCCAAGCAGAAACCCCTGGCCGCTGATCTTCAGCATGAACGGCCACGGCTCGCGTTTGGCGTACAAGCTCATCGCATCAGCCCCAGTACTGCCCCGCGAGCTGGCGTGGTGGACCAAAGTAGCGTCGACGTCGGAGGGTGCGTCCCGGCAGCGGTGCGGTGAAGTGCTCGCGGGTGCGATCGGTGAACCACGCCGCCGCCGCCGCCTGATCGCGAATCAGACGCTGGTTGGCCTGCGGCTCGAGCAAGTGGGCGAAGCGCCGCCAGGCGATGACGAGGGCCGAGGATGCAACCCAGTCCCGCTCGACGGGCGCTTCGTCTGTCTCGAGGACCAGCCCACTCTGCTCGCCGAAGGTGCCTCCACTGGGCCGACAGTGGTCGTAGGCACGCTTCAGGACGCGCAGCCAGAGCACATCACCGTCCACAAAACTGGTGGTGCCGGTGTTGAGGTAGAAGTCGCCGCCGTCGCGCTCGACCTGGCCGCGCACCACGCTCTCGAACGGGTCCTGGAGGTCACGGTCCACGTAGTCTTTGAGCACACCCACCTGCAGCACGTCACTGGGGTCCTGCAGCCAGGGGCACACCACCGACAGGTTGTGGCGGCTCTTCAATGGCGTGGGGATGCACGCCACCTCGACCAGCAGCCAGCACTGCTTCAATCCGTCGTTGATCAGACGATGCGTCGTCGGCACATCGAACGGGCCCAGGACTTCGAACCGCTCGCCGAAGCCGGCCAGACCGGTGGCCTCCAGGTCGTCGTAGATCAGCGTCTCCATCTCGGCGTAGGTGAACGCCTCGAGGTCCTGGTACATCGTGCCGCCCGTGCCACCGATGGGCGGCAGCGCCCAGTCCAGGTCGGGCTCGAGCAGGCCGGTGCCCGGCGTGTAGCCCTTGATGTAGCGGTGACGATCCACCGGCTGGACGGCCTGCGGGCGATAGAGCGGGCGGTCGATGAGCTGATCCTGCTGCGGAATGCCGGACTGGATCGGGTACGCGCGGCAGAACAGGTGCGACAGATCGCTGCCGCTCATGGCGCGGACTTCATAACTATCTGGGCCGATGTACGGGCCGGCCTCCACGCTGAAGGTGGAGCGGTACTGCGCCAGGCTAGGCATACGACTTCGTGCCCTCGAGCGTGACGACGTCGAGCCGTCGCTCGGCGCCGGTGGAATCGAGCAGGTACAGACCGTGGTCCGCCTTGGCGTAGATGCGGACCGAGCCCGCGGGCGGCGTGGCCGGCGTGGCAATCTCGGCGATCTCGGTGAAGCTGGTCTGGTAGATGTTGCGAATGCGATTCGCGCCACTGGCGCCAATGTCTACCGCGCCGTCAGTGAACGCCTGGAGGCCTGTGTTGGTGATGCGGAGCCTGGACGAGCCAGCGGTCGCAAATACGATCGTCGCCGCTGCCGAGCTCCACATGCCCGTACCGGTAGTTGCCGAAAACGAATAGCTCGGTGCGCTGGCCGAGCCGTTGGGCGCGAGCAGTGGATAGGCCACTGTCTCGGTCTGCCAGGACGCATCGAAGTCGGTTGCCGAGTTTTTTAGCAATGCCTGACCGGTGGTGCCGCCCACCGGGACGCCTGGTCCAGCAGGCCCCTGTGAGCCCGTGTTGCCCTGCGGCCCCTGAATGCCCTGCGCGCCGGTGGGACCCTGCGCTCCTGTGGCCCCCTGCGGCCCCGGTGGCCCTGTCGCGCCGGTATCGCCCTTGGCCGCGATCTGCTGCCACGGTGCCGACGGCGGCGAGACCCCCAGCCCGGGGTCGCCCGCGGCGTAGTAGCTCGAGCCACTCAGGCTCACCGCGTCATTGCTGGCGTAGTCGACACTCGCCGACCACTCGCCCTGCCACGCCGGCGCGCCGCCGGGCGGGCCCTGCACGCCCTGATCCCCCTGGTCGCCTTTCGCACCGGGCGGACCCTGGACACCCTGTGGACCGGGTGGGCCAGGCACCGTCGAGTCCGCACCGGGTGGTCCCGCGGGACCAGGTGGACCCTGCCAGGCGGGCGGGTTGTCGGTTTCGAACGGGGGTGGTGGCGGCGGCTGCGTTCCGGGCGGCACCAGCGGCGGCGCCGGCACACCCCCCACCGGTTGCAGCGGTGGCGCCTGGGTGGGTGCGTAGGGATTCAGGACGGACTCGGTCATGGTTGCTCGAGCGCCACGGTCGCAGTGAGCTGCGGTTTATTGCCGACCTGGGCGATGACGAGCTGAAGCACGTCGCCGATGCGCACCGAACGGTGGTTGATGCGCGCAGCGACGAACCTGCCACCGCCCGCGCCGGCCAGCGTGGGACGGTTGGCCGGATTGGTCCACACGCTCACGCCGTTATTGAGCAGATCCAGAATGGTGGTCGTCCCGCCGCTCTGCGCCGCCGCCACGACCTCGCGTACCACCGCCGGACGGACGGCGATCATCATGTCCAGCACCTGGCCGTTCGCGCCGCCAGTGGCCAGGTAGCCATGCAGGAAACCCTGGATCGACGAGGTCTCAGGCTGCGCCTTGAAACCCATCGACATCAGGCGAGCGCGTCCTGGACGACCGTGTGCGTGCCGCGCCTGGCGATGACGATGCTCGGTCGGTCGCGTCCGTCGGCCGCGGCGCGGTCCGCGGCCAGCACCGCCTCCTCGAGCGCACGATACGCACGCGCGTAGTCCGCTTCGGTTTCGATGCCCAACTCGGCCATGGCCTGCTCGCACGGCATGTTCAGAAATCGCGTGCCGTCGATCACGTCCGGCGACTGCAGGTCCTGCTGGTCGAGGCAGTAGCCGTCGCGCTGCACCTTGAGCATCGCGCCGCGGGGCAGCAGTCGGCGCACCGCCTCGACCTGATCCTCACTCTGGCAGAAGCGGCGGCCTCCGTCGGAAAGCACGACGCGGTAGTAGCCAGGGCCGAAAGTACAACCGCGTCGATGCTCGGTCATGTGGGGGTAACGGTGGAGTCGGCGCTGACGATGGAGTAGCCGCTGCCCTGCGAGCTGGCGCGATAGTGCTTGAGGCCGGCGGTCAAGCCGGTGACGACGACACTGTGGTTCAGCGTGAGCGTCGGATCGTACACGTGCGTGCCGTAGGCGGTGGTGGGGCCGATGTCGATCGACGAGTCGCTCAGCACGCTGGTGTTCCAGGTGATGGTCGCCTGGCCGACGCCCGGCGTCGAAACCAGCACCGTCAGACCGGGTGCTGGCATCTGCTCCAGCGGACGCGTGCCGAGACCTGGCTGGCCCAGGGACGCGTCCGTCGGCCAGTTGCCGGGCTTGCCACCGGTCTCGTTGCCGCGCCAGTCCACGGGCGTGTGCGTCCACAGGCCGCCGGCGCGCCCCAGCGCCTGCGCCGTCGGGGTGATGGCCTGCGCTTCGGGCGTCTCGGTCATGACTTACGGCGCCGTCGCGGTTTTGACGCCTGGGGTGGCGGTGACTTCGCTGACGCTGGTGCCGTCGAACGGTGGCGATCCAGCTCCCGGACTAACTGCGTTTCGAAAGGAGTCTGAGTCGCTCAACGTCAGCTCGCTCAGAACGGTAAAGCCCAGGCGCAGGTAATTCTCTGCGTTCGCTGCGGAGCCGACGAACTGGTCGCCGTCGGGGCGCTGGTAGGTGAAGTACAGGTCGCCGGGCGGCGTAGCGGTCGGCACCACGTATGGCGTCGCCTGGGCCGCGGTCAGAAACATGCTCATCGTCGGACTTTCCTTGCTTCGGCGATCGGGTCATAGCCCTGACCGCGCTGGAGTTTGCCCTCGAGCTCCTCACGCGAGTGCATGGCGTTGGTTTCGACGCCGGCCATGTTGGCGTCGCTGGACGAGTTGCGCTCGGGCGGGATGGGTGGCAAACGTGGCTTGATGCTGAACTGGTTGCAGTAGTCGTCGAACACTTCCTGGAGGGTGTCGACGTCCATGTCTTTGAACCCGAAGTTCTCGTCGTCGTCGAGCACGAACTGCGGCACGCGCGACTCGAGGCGTCGGATGGCCGAGATGAGCCGCGCCTTCTTTTTCTGCGCCAGGATGAGGTCCGGGCGAATCTCCTGCTCCCACTCGCGCGCCTCGGCCGGCCGCAGCAGTACGAAGCCCAGGTCCTCGTACATGGCACGGTTGTTGGGGTCCGACTGCAGCTGCACGATGTCGCCATCGGGACGGCGATACCAGACCAGGGGAAAGTTGTAGGACAGGTTGTGGCGAACGGACGGGCCAGGGCTGCCTGGGGCTCTGGCCTCAAGCCGCTCGAGTAGATCCGACATCTAGCCGACTCCCTTGGCCCACACGCCGAACGTCGGACGCATCATCTGGTGGCCGTAGATGACCTCCGACGCGAGCTTCCACGAGAAGAAGTCGATGTCGTAGAAGAGGTGCATTTTGGGGCTGCGCTGCACCACCAGGGCGAGCGCCTCGCGCTGAAAGATGAAGTTGTTGGCCTGGCCGCCGGCGGGCTTGACCAGGTTGGTGGTGATGGAGATGTTGAGTCCGTACATGTCGCCGATAGAGCCAGAAACCGCGGGCTTGGGGTTGCCGATGTACAGCGCATTGCTCCAGCGGTCCAGAGTGATCTTGTTCGCCTTCTCGGCGGGTGACATGACCAGGAAACGGTCGTTTTCGGGCGCGTCGGCGTCGTCCAGGTACTGGTTGCCGCGCACCACGTCGACGTCGGCCAGCGGTGTGCCGAGCGTGCCGACGGTCTGGGTGAAGCCGGCCACATCCGCCGCGAGCTTGGAGTCGATGTCCTTGGCGATGGCGTAGCCCATCTTGAGCTGGTACTCGGATTGCACATCGACAATGGATTGCACCTTGACGATGTCTTCGATGCCAACCGCGGCGTACGACCAGATGTTGAGCACGATGGTCGTCGTGGTCTCGGCGATCGTCTCGTACAGAATGGCCGTGTTTTCGGCCTTGGCCCGCGCCGCGACGTTGCCGATGCTGGCGACCTTGATGGACTTGCCGACGCTGGCGTCGTCTTCGAACTGGCGGTCGACGCATTTGGCCAGCACCAGGTTGCTCTCGGTCGCGCGCAGCACCTGCTTGGACCAGATATCCGGGCTGAACACGCCGTCGGCGATGGTTTTGTCGACGAACTCGCTG